CACGGCCGAAGAATTTAAAAGTTTCAAAATGCAATTTGCTAACCCAAGCGACTCAGCTAAAGGGCTAGAAGCCTCCGGCGAAGCAAAAAGCGATAACACAAAGGAATTGGAAATGACTCCAGAACAATTACAAAAAATGTTGGCTGACGCTGCTACTGCTGCCGCTGAACAAGCCACAAAATCCCTGCTAGCCGCTCAAGAAAAAGCCGCTAGTGAAAAGGCTACTGCTGACAAAGCTGAAGCCGACCTACAAAGCCGTATCAAAGCTGCTGTTGCCTTAGCAACTCCAACTACTACTGGTGCTGAAGCTCTTATGGCTGAAGTTGAAAAGCGTTTTGCTGCTCAAGCCAGCGAAACTAAGTCAGTTGTTGCTGGCCTAGAAGCTGCACTAAAAGAAAAAGCTCTTGAAATCGAAGCTATTCAAAAGTCCAAAATGCAATTTGCTGGTGACAAAGCCGGTATGCAGTACGCAGACAAAGAAAAAGCTATTCTACTAGCCAAGATGACTGGCAAGGCTCTTGGTGATACCAAGTTCGGCCGTGAAATGGTTGAAAAGTACGGTGCTCACGTTCCGTCAGCAACTTGGGAACTAGAAGTATCCACAAATCTAGAAGCTGAAGTTCGTCGTCGTTTAGTTGTTGCTCCTACAATGCGCAACATTGCAATGGCTACAAACGTTATGACTATTCCTGTGAACCCAGAAGCTGGTGTTGCAACATGGATGGCTAACACAGCATTCGGTACATCGGCTTCACAAGGTAATACTGCTACACACGCACTAAAAGAGATCACTCTAAATGCATACAAAGTAGCTACCAATGAATACATGGCTTACGAAGAAGAAGAAGATGCTCTATTAGCACTTGCTCCTATCGTTCGTGACGCTATGATTCGTCGTGTTGCTCGCGCTGTTGATCGCGCTATGCTACGCGGTGCTGGCACTGGCAGTGACCCAGTTCAAGGTCTAGTTGGTTATGACGCAGTAAGCGCTGTTAACCTAGATATTAGCAATGCTGACAAAGCAACTGTTGCTCGTATGCGTGCTCTACGCAAAGACCTAGGCGCATGGGGTCTAGACCCAGCTGAACTAGTTTATATCGTAAGCACTGAAGTTTACTACGACTTACTAGATGACGAAGTATTCCAAACTGTTGACAAAGTTGGCACACAAGCTACTTTACTAACAGGTCAAGTTGGCAGTATTGCAAACACTCCAGTGCTAGTAAGCGCTGAGTTTGAATCTGTAGCTGCAGGCGCTGCAGCCGCAATCTGCTTTGCTCCAGGCAACTTTATTGGTGGCAATCAGCGTGGTCTACGCATTGATACACAAGACTTGGTTGAAACACAACGCAAAGTCATGGTAGCAAGCCTACGCACTGGTATGACTCAAGTTACAACTAACCTAGGCGCTGGCGTTTCAGCTCTACGTTACGTAGCTTAATCTAATAAACAAGACTCGCAAGAGTCTTGTTTTATAAGTGTATGTTGTACACTTATAAAACAACCGAGGTATGTTAATGGCAAATCTAATTACTCGTGCGGAATACAAAGCATACGCCAATATCTCCAGCACTAATTCAGACACAGAAATCGATGCAATCATTCCTAAAGTGTCACAACTGGTAAAAACTTACTGCCGCCGCACATTCATTGACTATATTGACGAAGCGCGCACAGAAGTATTTGAAGGCGGATACGGATCACTAATCCTAAAAGAAACTCCAGTTACACAAGTTATCTCAGTACAGCTGAGCACAGACTACGGTCAAACTTACACTAAGTTAACGAAATTTACTGACTGGGTTCAAAGCGGAGACTATGTAGTTGCCGTTAATCCAGAAGGCTTTAAGCCTTATGTAAATGGTTATCGTATAAGCTACTTTGCAGGTTACGAAACAGTTCCTGAAGATTTAAAACTAGCTGTTTTAGACTTGGTTACTTACTATCGCAAAAATGATAGTGCTATTCACTCAACAAAAGCACCTGGCACAAATGCCGTGCAGATTGAGTATATTTCAACTACTAGTTTACCGGCACATATTAAACGTGTTTTAGACATGTACGTAGCGGATTACACATAATGGCTAGAAAAGTTCACTTTTCAAGATTGTTGGATATAATATCCGGAAGTGCACTAGCAGGTGCAAATACCAAAGTCCAAAAAAGTGCTTTAAATAAAGATTTCGATATTGCAAAGCTAGAATCTAAAAAGTTACGAGATTTAATTGATAGTAACCTACCTACTTTTTATGTAGTAAATGTAGATGCAATAGTGTATAGCCTAATACAGGGTTTAGGATTAAATAACTTTCAAGAAAACGAAGATTATGTAAAAGCACAGTTTCCTAGCAAAGCGGAACTGCTTGTTTTTCTTGAAAAAACAATAAAAGAAGCCTTACATACTTTACCTGCTAAACCTTTTCTTCCTGTTATAGATACATTAAATAAAAAGTACTCTACACTACTAAATACCTTAGCCAAACGCACAAGCTACATTGGATATAGAAACGCAGCTACTAAGTTCGGAGCAGACATACGCTCTACTTTAAAAGCGTCTAGCGTATTTGTAGCTACAGATGCAAGAATGTTAGTTAGTAATCTAGGGCCCAATAGCTACGTAGTAATAGGCCCGTCATTTACACTAGCAGTAGAAAAAGTTAACAGCTTGTTAAATGACACTTTAAGAAAAAGTTTTGCAAGCAGCTACGATATCAATTTACGAAAGTATAGCGCGTCTGACGCAGTTAATAGATTTACAATAGGTGACTTTATTAACGCAGGGCATACTGCAGCATACTCAGCCTCAAAACAGCTAATAGGCGTAAATATGCCTTTGTTGCAAGAAAGGCAATTTTTATTAAGTTCCGACCCTAAAGCAGAGGGATTGGAAACCAGTATTGCTGACCTCTACTTAAACGCAGACTACGCCATAGAGTTTAATCAAAACTACACAGAAACTGCAAGCAACTTGCTAAATATGCAGTTCTCCTTTGTGGTTTCTATGCCGCAAAAGTTTAACACTAGCACTCTACGAACGCAAGAAGTAAGTCGTATTAAAGAGTATATAGGCAAAACAGTACTGCCCTCTATAGTTGAGCAGGCAAAAAATAAATTTGTTGGTGGCATACTGCAAGACGTAGTAAACACAAGCGCATCGCCTACAATACTAGAGTATTATGCAGAAAGTCTTAGTTCAATTTTAAAAGGTAAAAAACCTGGCAAAATTGTAAAAAAGTCAAAAGCATCGGCAAAAAACACAGAAGCTATTGCGGTTAGCGCAATACTTAAAGACCCTAAAAAGTTAAAACTAAAAAGCCGTAGCGGTGGAACAAAAGTAAAACCAGAAGCTATACGACTTCAGCCCACGGTTGAATTAAGTCTTACCAGCCTGCAGACATTGCTTGATGCTAACCTAGTTCAGCGTGTAAAACAAAACATGGGTTCTGGTAGTAGCCGCACAGTATTAAACCTGCGCAGTGGCAGACTTGCTGAGTCAGCAAAAGTTGAGCGTTTGAGTGAAAGTCGAGCAGGCATGATAACTGCCTTTTACTCGTATATGAAAAATCCATATGCGACGTTTAGTGATGGTGGATTGCAGTCTAGTCCAAGATCGCGCGACCCTAAAGCATTAATATCCAAGTCAATTCGTGAAATTGCGCAACAACAAGTTGCTAACCGATTAAGGGCAGTTGCCATATGAGTCGTAGAACATCCATTATCAAAGCACTTGTAGAAAAACTCAAAGTAATTGACGGCAATCAACCTTACCAAATTAATTTGTTTGGTAATGCGTATGCCAAACTAAAGTTCTGGGATGAAGTCGAAGACTTTCCTGCAGTGTATTGCACGCCAGGATCGGAGCAACGTGAATACTTGCCCGGTGACTTTGCTTGGGGGCACCTGGGTATATCCGTAAAAATCTACTGTCGCGGCGAAGAATCTCAGCAAGAACTAGAAACATTGCTAGAAGACGTAGAACGCTGTGTTGATAGCAATCGTGTGTTAGTCTATGATGTAGACAAGAACTACGAAACCACTGAAATCTTAATTCAGTCAATTACTACTGATGAAGGGCTTCTTGCCCCTTATGCAGTCGGAGAAATTAACTTACAGGTCAGATACCAGATTATGTAAGATTCTGCATCAAAGCACTCACAACAGATAAATGTCTAGTTAAAGTGCGGCGATGCCAAACTAAAAAGGAAATGAAATATGTCATTTAATTTAATTCGTAATAGTCGCTTATTTTTCACGACTAACGTAAATGCTGAAACAGGTGTAGTAGCTGCTAGTGGTTTTGACGCAACTAATACTCGCGAAATCCAAGTCTTGGATGGTTTCTCGTTTTCACAAAATACAACTGCTGAAACAGTTACACTAAACGAAGCAGGTGCAGCTCCTGTTCGTGGCCAGCGTAGTTTTAATACTGCACTAGAGCCAGTTGACTTTTCAATGTCAACTTATATGCGTCCTGCTGATGGTGGTGCTAATATTACCTGTGAAGAGTCTGTGTTGTGGAACGCAATGTTTGCAACTGACCCTATTGGTGGTACTAACCCTGCTTGGAGCGAAGCTAGCGGTGCAGCTACATTAGTAGTCGCAAACTCACAAAGTCACCAGCTACAAAAATTTGGTTTAATTATTGTTATTGACGGTGTGTCGTATGTTATCGACAACTGTGCTCTAGATTCAGCTACTGTTGACTTTGGCTTAGATGCTATTGCTATGGTTGCTTGGGCAGGTAAAGGTTCTATTCTACGTCAAATTACAGGTTTAACAGCTACCTCAGGTACTACGGTTACTTTTGGCGGCGGATTAGCCGGTACTGCTAAAGGTAAAAATACAGCTGCAGCATTTATTGCTAATAAGTTGAGCACAGTAACTGTTGAGTCAGGTATTAACGGCAGTGGAAGCATAGACTATACACTAGCAATAACTGGTGGTAGCTTAACAATTGCCAATAACTTAACATATTTAACACCTGCTAACCTTGGTGTTGTAAATCGTCCGTTTACCTACTTTACAGGTACACGTGCTATTAGTGGCAGTTTAACCTGCTACTTACGTGCAGGTTCTACAAACAGCGCAGGCTTACTAGCAGATATGTTAGCTGGCTCTACAACCGAAGTTAATCCAGCTTTTGAAATTAACATCAAAGTTGGTGGTGGCACAAACGCTACTCGCGTTGAGTTTGAGCTACCAGCTGCTGTGTTAACCATTCCTAGCGTAGCCACTGAGCAAGTTGTTTCAACAACAATCAACTTTACTGCACAAGGTTCCACAGGTAATGCGTTTGATATTGGTGTTGCCAATGAACTAACAGTTCGTTACCTAACAACCAACGTAGTTTAATTTTTCAAGGTACCGGGTTGATCTCCGGTACCGCTTTTTCCTTGTTTGATACCCATAAATATTACATATGTCAATTTCACTAAAAACCTTACTTGTTCCATCAAAAGCCCTAGAGGTTGAATACCCAGGTATGCCCGATTTTAAAATTCAAGTTGCCTTTTTATCACGCGAAACGCTACAAACCATTCGCAAAAAGTCTACAAAAACCAGTTTTAAAAATCGTCAACCAGTTGAAGAACTAAATGACGAGCTATTCCTAGAACTTTACGTTAAAAACGCAGTCAAAGGCTGGACCGGATTAAAACTAAAGTATCTTGAGCAACTAGCTCCTGTGGATCTAACAGGACAAGATGCAGATGCTGAACTAGAGTTTTCAGAAGAAAATGCACTCTACTTAATGAAGAATTCTTCGAACTTTGACAGTTTTATTAGCGAACAGGTAACAGACTTGGGAAACTTTTCAGCGAGCAAGTAACTTTTATACGTGAACAACTTCGCAGATATTTTCAAAATAGTGAAGTTCGTATGACCAAAGACGCGTACTTTGAAATGTGTGAAATGCTTGAGCAAGATCCCATTGAAGAAGAAATACCCATTGAAATTGGTGATTTCCCAGATCTTGTACAGCAGTGCTTTGTTATATATCAAGTGCTTGCAGACAACTGGGATTCAATGGGTGGTGGTTACTTGGGTAAAGATTACTCAATAGTATTTAACTTATT